TTATAAATATTTCATTATAAATATTTCATTATAAATATTTCATTATAAATATGGTAAATATTTAATGGTATCGTTTTCATATACAGTTACCCTAAAAGGTTCATTATACCCTTCCACATAAACCGTGTCATTATTGAATATTTCATCTACACCATAATCATTGAGTCCGCTTCTGCCTTTAAATGCTATTGGGAGTTTCACATTGTTGTGCTGATTGGAAATGGTATAATACTGCCATTTATTTCGATTCGTAAAAAGAGGGCGTCCCATTAGCGGCAATATATTATCTTTGGATTGTCCATTAAGTGGTGTAATAATACCCATTTGTCGGTAAGAAGTTGACGATGGTGTCGCACCTACATTGGTCGAAATATTAATGGGAACTAAATAGCGTTCATCGCGATAAGGTGCGGCATACGGATTCAACAAAACGTCTTGGACATTGTTGTAAGGCCAGCTGGGTAGCAGCGCGTTAATACTTGTTGGAGGCTCAGAAGTGTGCTGTTTAATGATTATATTTTCTGTATTGGATGTTTTGTTAGTTTGTGTATTTGTATAAATCAAAAAGCCGAGTATAGCTAGTATGATTAATAACACACTCAAAGTAATATTTTCTATACAGAGTACTCCGGGAGGACATTTTTTCATTTCTTTGATATATTATACGTGTAAAATAATATATCGAATATTTCCAAGGGTTATTTGTTAGTTTATTTCATACTAGAAGCACCTAAAGGAGCAATTGCTTTTAAAGATTCACTGATACTACCAATATCAAACTTCTTTAATAAATCTTGTGCGCCATTTAAAACGGGAACCATATTGTTCATGGTCTCGAATAACTTGGTTTGTTTTTCCATTAAATTACGCGTATCGTTAGATAAGTTTTTGAGCGCATCGCCGCCTAAAATTTGGTCCAAGTTTTTATATGATTCTTCAATGGTCGCAGCGTAATCTAAGCGTGATGCTTTCCCGGCAGACGGGCTCGCCTTTTTATTGTTGCTCAGTGTTTCGCCGACTCCCTTGGGTGCGTCCGAGTCCATGGTATTGTTTAACTCCGGATTGTTAATATCCTCCACCTTTTCTGTAGTCATGTCAGCGCTTTTAGCAGTCGCTTTCGCATTCGCTTTAGCCATAGCCTCTTCATTGGAAGAAGAGTTCTTTACAATAGGTACCGCCGAAGCAATTTGAGGGTCAGCATCAGCGGCTTTTTGTAAAGAAGTTGCGTCTTGATTTTCTAAACCTTCTCTTACCATTTTATTGGCCATAAGAAAATTGGTAGCCAATACTGCTACTAACAACACAACCGCCATATTTTTACTAAATTGGTGAGTTAGCAAGCCAATAAGCGCGAAAAATACAATAGCGTTGAACTTGTTAGTTACTAAATAACCTAGGATATTGGTAGCTGCTAAAAATACAGTAAAATAGAGGAAATATTTGTTAGTTAGCAATTTGGAGGCTTCTTTGGAGAAATTCATTTTATATATTATAATTATAAATAAAAAAAATTGATAGAATATATCTTCCTAATTATGTATTACATATTGTTAGAGCAATGTTTAATCCTAATACTAATACTAATTCCAATTCTAATTCTAATCCTAGAAAATATGATTTAATATTGTGTGAATTACATCATCCGCAAATTCACGGTAAAACAGCAAACAGTGATACATATATTGAAACCCATTATCTTGTATACGACCGTTTCGATTATTGTTTAAATTATGATTTAAATACTGATTCGGATTCAGAATCAGAGTCTGAATCCGAGTCTGTTATCAATGATTATAATGATTTACTAGGAACCATGGAAATGTTATCCAATTATTATTCGCGTTCTCTCTACATTATGGATACAGCTGTTGTTGAACATCCTACTATAAGAAATTATCCAAATATTGTTACTCGTTCAAATTATATTGAGCCGCAAATTGCGGAATGTATTGAATTGCCGACTATGGAAACGGTTGCTATATTAAAGACTATGTGGCTACGAATTATTCAGAGAAAATGGAAAAGGATATGCTTGGAACGTAAGCGCGTAATATCATGCCGTAAAAATCCGATTAATCTTAGAATTCGAGAAGCCAGTGGTAGATGGCCGGCACATTGTCGTTATTTACCCGGATTGGACGGAATGTTGAACGAATTATCGAAATAATTGGATTTATTTACGCGATTTATGACGCCGCTGGGTTCTTGAACGCATAGTTTTATTAAATACTGCTTCTGTAACAGTTTCTGAACTACCAGAATCCGTTACAGATGAGCTGCTAATTGTTTTACTAGCATGGTTTAACTTGGCGTCACGGTTATTATAAGTGTAACCGCCTTTACCTTTATACATTTTTTTGCTGCTAGCTCTTATACCCTTTTTACCCTTGTACATTTTTTTACTAGCTCTTTTGCCCTTTTTAACCCTTTTTGTCTTTCTTAACTTTTTGCCTCCTCTAGGTGGTTGCGGTGGTTGCGGTTGTTGATTTACCGCAGCAATAATGCCTTGTATCATTTGTGAAATTTGTCCAATCGTTGTTATAATATCACCATTAGCGTTAGGATTGGACAACTCGTTGAATTTATCTAATTCTTGAGTCAAATTCGCAGTAATTTGTCCAATACGCTCAATCATACTTCGTTGCTGTGCTTCCAATTGAGTCTTGTCAGTTCGTAATTGGTTGCGTTCTTCAGTAACCGCTTGGAAGTCTCGTCGAACTTGGTCTAATTCTTGTTGTAGTCCAGCGATTCTTTGAGCCGATGCTGCTAACTCTTCTCTCGCTCTTAACAAGTCTTGCCAATTATTACTAGCCATTAATTCTCTAATATACCTCAAAATATCTTGTAATGCGTCTATAATTCGCTGTTTGTTTTGAACACGTTGGGCTTGAATATTTCGTACTCTTCCGCTAATACTATTGATAGCCTCGCCTAACTCTTCAAATGGTGCTTCATATAAATTAGGATTAGGATTAGGATTAGGATTAGGATTAGGATTAGGATTAGGATTAGGATTAGGATTAGGATTAGGATTTTCCGCCATATATATTAATATTTTATTTTTTCATTTTCAAAATGTCAATGAAAATGTCAATGAAAATGTCATAATCAATTCTGTTTTATGATTTCATCCAATTCAGCCTTTACCTTGTCTATTTCACCAATAATATCTCTTTGATCATGTTGTGCGATTAGCAATTGCTCATTTGCTAATTGGTCCGTTTTAACCAAATCACCAACATATGCCTTAATTAACATCAACGCATCATATTGTTGCTGTTTTTCCTTCAAAATAAAATCGTAATATTTCGCATAATCGCTTTTAACCTCGTGTAAAAATGCGTTCAGTTTGGCCTTTTCCTCCAATTCCCTACGTTTCTCTATTAACATCTTCTTTTTATGCTTGATGACGTTTTCTATTTGTACTATGCGCAAATCTCTGACTGCTATACTCATACAATAACTATTTATTTTTTCTTTGTATTCTATTTTTTAAAAATTCTATTTCTATTTTCTATAAAATTAAATATTAGAAATTAAAATATATGATATATAATATTTAGGAATGTCTAAGGAGCCGATACTCACACCAGACGATAATAGGTTTGTAATGTTTCCCATCAAACATGACGACATATGGCAAATGTATCAGAAGCAAGTCGATTGTTTTTGGCGTCCCGAAGAGATTGATTTGTCGAAAGATTTGGGTCACTGGAATGCTCTGGAAAAAGACGAACAATTTTTCATTTCGATGATATTGGCATTTTTTGCGGCATCGGATGGTATCGTTTTAGAAAATTTGGCGCAACGTTTTATGAGTGATGTTCAAGTGTCGGAAGCACGCGCTTTTTACGGTTTTCAGATTGCGATGGAAAATATTCACAGTCATACATACAGTAATTTAATTGAGACGTATATTCGCGACAAGCCGTCAAAAGAGAAGCTGTTTAATGCGATCGAGAATTTTCCGTGTATCAAAAAGAAGTCCGATTGGGCGCAAAAATGGATACATGATAATAGGTCCAGCTTCGGAACCCGTTTGATTGCGTTTGCTTGCGTGGAGGGGATATTCTTTTCGGGAGCATTTTGTTCCATCTTTTGGTTAAAGAAGAGAGGGTTAATGCCGGGACTCACCTTTTCTAATGAGCTCATATCACGGGATGAAGCACTTCATTGTGAGTTTGCGATTTTGCTGTATTCGAAGTTGTTGAAGAAGGTGGACAAGACGCGCGTCTATGAAATTATTAAGGAAGCAGTCGAAATTGAGACGGAATTCATTTGTGACGCGTTGCCGTGCCGTCTTATTGGAATGAATAGCGAAATGATGACGCAATATATCCAATTTGTGGCGGATCGATTAGCGGTTCAATTGGGCTACAAGAAGATTTATAATGCCGCGAATCCTTTCGACTGGATGGAGCTAATTAGTTTAGAGGGTAAAACCAACTTTTTCGAGAAATTCAATAGCTCTTATGCTCTAGCAACAAAAACTGACGTAAATGACGCTTTCGAGTTTACAGCTGATTTCTAATTCGCATAATATTTTTATATTATAAGAAGTTATAATAAGTTATAAGAAGTTATAAACAACTTAAAGACTACTTATATAGTAAACTATAAATGCCGAAGTGTCAAACGGATTATACAAATACTGTTATATATAAGATATGTTGTAATGACACAACTATCACGGATATATATATTGGTCATACTACTAACTTTTTACAAAGAAGAAATCGTCATAAATTGTGTTGTTGTAATGAAAATAGTAATGATTATAATAGGTATGTATATAAATTTATAAGAGAGCATGGTGGATGGGATAATTGGACAATGATTCAAATAGAGGAAATAACTTGTAATAGTAAAAGAGAGGCGGAAGCATGTGAACACTGTTGGATAGAGAAACTATCCGCTACATTAAATTCAAACAAGCCTTATGCTAAATGTAAAGAAGAACCAGTATTGTATAAGCATTGTTGGTACGAAGAAAAAAAAGATTATGTTTTACAAAAAGCAAAACAACATTACCAAGATAATAAATCAGAAATAATTGAAAAAGTAAAGCAATATGCTGAACAAAATAAGGCAAAGATTGCTGAAAATAAAAAAGCATATAGAGAACAACATAAGGAGTTATTAGCCGAACAAAAAAAGATATACAGAGAAGCTCATAAGGAAGAAGCAGCGAAAGCACAAAAAGAATGGCGGGAAGCAAATAAAGAAAAATTAAAAGAGAAAAAATCGCAAATTATACAATGTGAATGTGGTAGTCAATATACATTTGCTAACAAAATTAGACACATTCAATCAAAAATACATATGGAATTTATTAATCCATTATGTAAAGTAATTGAACCTCAACTTTCAGAAGAAGACAAAGCAAAATTGGAAGAAGAACGAAAAACAAAAATGAAGGAACAGCAAAAGATATACAGAGAAGAACATGTCGACCAAATCAAAACCAGTAAACAGAATCATTATGAACAAAATAAAGCAAATATTTTAGAACAACAACGAAAATATAAGGAAGAACATAAGGAAGAACTTAAAGAACAGAATAAAAAATATATGGAAGACAATAAGGACAAAATACAAGCAAGACAATCCAAATGGTATGAAGACAATAAAGCAGCGATTTTACAAAAGCAAAAGGAGATGACCACTTGTGATTGTGGAGCGCAAATCCGTAAATCGGGCAAAGCAGAGCATCTGCGAAGCAAAAAACATAACGATTATATGACCACTGTATCCCAACCCATTTAATTTTATTTTAATAAAACCATAAAATTAAATATTATTTTACATTAAATCGATTTATTCGCAAAGCGACACCTTTTTTCCATTAAATAATAAATTACCTAGTTTATCCACTTCTAAAACATAACGTCCTAACCTTATCGAGTTTACATACAATTGACTTTCATTGTTTACGTACAATAGGTCTCTATAAGTACTACCATTATCTATATCATTTACTTGTATACCAAAACCAGCCTTTGTAATACCATCTGATGACATCTTATCAATGCCCATGTAGTTTCTACCTAGAATGTTAGTAGCTCCGGTGTTATCTTTTATTTCATAAACGAATGAGGGTCCAGCCGTATATTTTGTATAAATTGGTTTTCTGGCAGTTGATTTTCCTAACATAGAAGTGACCCCTTCTGGATTCGATTTTATATGTCCAGCTTTTGGATCACTATATTGCCGAGAATAATCATACATATCTTGAAAAGAGTAATTGTTACTAGTGCGTCTTATTGTCATCGCAGAAACAGCACTAAAATAGCCAGACTTAATATTTGGTTGTTGATTGCCAGCATCGTCTACAAACTGTTCTCCCAAAGGTATACGTTCGGCTACAAAATTAGGATACAAGTTACTGGATACAACCATGTTTTGTTTGGATAAATTAAGTTTTGAATATTTTATATTGTCTATAGATGTATTGTATTTATTTAATATTTCCGCCGAATTTACACCCATAAATTGTTGTTGGGTATCAATAAATACATAATTTTTCGTTCCATCCGAAAAATAGGAATCACCCTTTACCATTAAATCGCCTTTTAACGATAGACTGGGGATTACAATGCTGTTAATTTGAAGTTCGAGTGAAATCAATGTTATAGTATTTTCTGATTTACTAGAGCACCAAAACAACGATACAAAATCGGTATATTTATCTTCAAATGATAATACACCATAATCATCTTCATTTATGGATGTATAATATTTTTTTAAATTGTAGAAAAATAGACTTAATTTTGTTGCTAGGTTCATGTCCTTGATGCTACTGAATGTTTGTTTATTGCTTTCTTCTAAAGAAATATAATCTAAATTAGAAATCGTCATTTTATTTATATCATTTAAATCAATGGTATATTGTACCAATGATTGTATGGGGTGTTGTTGAGCATACTGATATCGAACGTCGGATGCTTTTTCTTGATTCAAAATTTGTGAAGGATCAATGTTCTTTTTTCTTATAACAATATCTTGTAATTGGAAGTTGTAACTTTCAACGCATGCAAAGAATTTTTGGATATTGTCGTTTGATTCATATGTTAAATATTGTTGTAAATTAACGCCTGTTCCAATTAAATAAAAATTATCGTTGGCTTTTATTGATCTGTGTAAAGATGTTTTAATTCCTGCCACCCATTGAAATACATCTATAGTATTAGATAAATTAAAAATATTATTATTTTTCATCATTATTGTACTAGCATTTATAACAAATTGAATAGCTTGTTTATCATTTTTATTGTTATCTAATAATTG